ATGTTATTTGATTTCTTCGATATGTTGGGAAAGTTTTTTTCTGAATTTACAACAATTCTTGATTTTTTTACTCAGACAAGGACAACCCTTGACGGAATAGTTGTAACAGTAAGAAATTTTGATTTTATCAATGTTATATCTCCGTATCTTGGAACTATACGGTATGTTGCCGGAGATTATGTATATTTGATATTCGTAAGAACATTGCAAATAGGTATGTTTTTACTTTTAACTAAGACAATGAAGCAGCTTGTAGAAATTATTGTAAATTCATTTATTGTACAGAAGCCTTTGTCTATAATTAAGGGTTTTATGCGTTGATAAAAGCGATAGCTTTTAAATAAAAAAAAGGAGAGTTTAACAATGAAAAAAAACTTTAAAATGGCTTTACTAAAAAATTTTTTCGCCGGAAAAGGCGGCAGCTTATTAACCAATGTACAGAAAACATTTGTATTTGCAGCTGGATTTAGTTTATTTGGCAGACTGGCATTTGCAGCAGGCGAAGCTTCCCTTGCATTCAATTTTGACCCTGCTGAAATGTTCACCTGGACAAATACTATGCTGTCTGCTCTGATGCCTGTCTTGTATATCACGCTTGGTATAAGCTTGGCATTCATTATCATAAATGCATTGAAATATGCATTTAGATAATCAATTACATAAATTAATAGGGATTTAATTATCCCTATTAATTTACTTAAAAACAACCATTTTGAACACACGGAAAGGAGTTCATGAAAATATGGAAACACAAATATTACTATATTTCGTTATAGGCTTACAGATTGCTCAGCTGTTTGTTCTTGTGAGAGGTGCAAATGGAAACTAATACTCTTGATACAAATATGCTTATAGAAGCTTATCAAGCTTTTAAGGCTCTTCAAGCATCAGAGGAAACAGAAGCATCAGAACCTATTATAGAAGCTATGAACGAAGCATCAACAATTGAATTAATGCCTATAGTAGGCATTATATGTGCTATTTATATTGTATTCAACCTGTATTTCTTGTTTGAGAAATACCGTATAAAGGAGTAGTCATGGAAACAGCATTGAAATTTGTTTTTTATATTACTTTATCTCTTGTATTCTCTGATTTGGCTTTCTTTATAATCAGAAAATTTATAAGATTTTCCGAAAGTCTGATGAATACAAAATTTGACTTTGGAAAAATAAGAATAAGTAAAAAAAGAGGTGTTTAAATGTATATTGTAGTTAATGAAGATAAAATTACTATAAAGCGAACCTTGAAGGATTTGAATAAGAAGCTTAATACAAAATTTACACAAGATGAATTTAAGAAGTATAACGCTGATTATATCCTGAGTGTTAACAATGATGATTTGGATTATAAGCGTGATGTTAATGAGCTTAGTAAGGTATTTGTAAATAAGCTATATCGTAAGGATGCATCAACTTTTATTAATTACGCATTTTATGCCATCTTTCTGATAATGCTGCTTATTATACTGACCAGTGCTAACAGTACTGCCGGAATGCTCAAGCAAGTAGTCCAGGCATTAAAGTCAGGCGGTTTGCTATGATAGATTTTGAAAGAGAATTTAATGAGTTTATAACCAACGGAAATAATTCTGATCCTGTGACCGCCATACACGGCTTATTTCCGTCTTTAAACGATGAAGAGATAAAAGTATTCCTTCAATTAGATTTCATGGCAAATAAGTATGATGTAATGCCTATAAAGTTATTTTTAATGACTTATTCAAGATATAAGCAGCATAATAAGAATATGAATTTCTTCAATATGGTTTCCTTTAGGAAAACACTTGAAAGCTATTCATTAGCTGAACACTTGAAAGGTGTTAAAATTGCAAGTCAGAATATGAGGAGTGAGGAAAAATAATGTATAAAGATAATATTTCTTTAAATGAAGAACGTAAAGAAGAAATTAATTCTATAATTAATTTTATACAAAAACTTTGTGAAACTTCAGGGATTGGTTTAATTTCTAAAGATAATAGAGTTGTTGTAATAGATTCTTTTTCTGGTGATACATATAATATTTTTAAAAAGCGTGATTGATATGGCAGGCTCTATAATGCTTTTTAGCGGTTTACAACGTAGTGGTAAAACTTTGCTGTCTGTTATTATAGCCGGATATTATCATAAAAAATTTGGTATTCCTGTTTATACAAATATGAATATTCCAGAGTTTATTGTGATAACTGAGCTTACCCAGATGCCTATAAATCGGGAGCCTAAAATATTGCTGCTTGATGAAGTTCACTTTTTCTTGAATAGTAGAAATTTTAAGCAGCAGGCAGATTATATATATTTTCTCAATACTATTTGTAAGAGAAATATATTGTTCCTTGGGACAACTATTACTCCCGATATGGTTGATAAGAATCTGAGAATACAATTGAATTATTTTGTTCTCTGTAAGAAGGATAACAGGCAGCTGTATTATAAAATATTTGATGTCCAGAACAACTCTGTTAAGGAGCTTCATTTTCTTCGTGAGCAGCAGTTGTATGACTATCAGAAGTATGATTCAAATGAAATACCTAATATGTTTAATTTCAATATTCAGGAATATATAAACCTGAATGAAAATAAATCGCATTTTGGCTGATGAACACAAAAAGTACTTTTACTGAAGCACTTTTTGTGTTCATGAAAGGAGTTTTATATGAGTAATTAATTGATTATATAAATTCTGATATTACTGCTATAAAAAGGTATGATAATGATATTAAGAATACATATGTTTTTATAGCAAGGCGATTGTATGAGTTGAAAGAATCAGGATATGTTGAGCAAATTAATTTTAAGGGTTATAAGAATATATATGATTTAGCCTTAAATGAATTTGGTTATGAAGCTGCAAAAGTAAAGTATTTAATTGCTATTTATTTAAGATTTTTCAATAGTTTTGAAGGAATAACTAAAAATAATGTAACTAATGTATTTAGAAAGAATACATATGAAGATTTTTCTATATCACAATTACGTTATATGTGTGAAATGACAGATGAACAATTAAAAAAATGTAGTCCTGATATGACTGTAAAGGAAATAAAAGATATAAAATTAAGTTTGGCTACACGTGTAGCCACTTCTAATGTTGAAAAATCAACAAATTCAAAAAACGAAATTCCAGGACAAAATGTTATAACTGGAGTTTTTCCCGAAAAATCTGATATGGAAGTTGAAGAAAAGAAAGAAACAATTATTGTTTCCTCTCTTCCCAATCAGCCGGAGCTAAAGTCTAAAGCTAAAGAAACTAAAATTGTTGTTGAAGTTAATCAGCAGCTTGATAATAATGATAGTTTTGAGGTGAAGCCTGATGTAGATTATGAAACATTGTATATTATTGAATCACAAAAGTATTCTGAAAGTGAAAAAAGAATAAAAAATTTGACTGATATTTCTATGGGTTATAGGAATTTATTGAGATATGTTTTTGAAAAATTAAGTTCAATTAATGGAATTCAAGGTAATACGGAAGTTAATATTTTAAAAAAAGAAATTAATGAATATCTTTTAAATAAAAAACTTCCTGAAAAATTGAATTTTATGGAGAAGGTGATATAGGTGATTATATGAAAGTTAATGTACTTGATAGTAATAATAATCTTGTAAAGGTTAATGAGTCTGTTACAAAGGTTAGATTTTTAAATGATGGTAGATATTTTGTTACTTTTAATTTGAAATGCAGATGTTGTAATCAAGATGCATTATTTGTATATCAAGTTCCTAAAGATTATAGCATCCAAATTGTTTTAGAAAAATCAGATGAAATAATTTGTAATAAATTATAATTTTGACCGTCGGGTACATAGTATTACCCGACGACAGTCCCATCTGCGGGAATTTTTTAAAAAATGAGGTGATAAATTGATAGATACGGTTTGTTTTTTAACTCCTGTTATACCTGCTTTATATATAGAAAAAATAAAACGTAATTTGAAAATTTATAGCTGTATTGATTGTTCAACTGGGGAAATTTTATATAATTTCTCTACTGGAACGGTCAAAGGTTCTTATGATTCAAGTATCAATGTAAAGATAAATCAAGATAATACTGTAAAAATTACATGTTCTATACATAAAGTATTACTTGGTTATAACATTGCATATGGTTCGGATAATTTGGTCTTACTTGCCAATTGTTTGAAAAAAATATTGTATGATTTTTTGGAAGTAAAATTTCCTGATGTTATGAGTTGGCAAATCTTGCAGGTAGATTATACTTTAACTTTTGATTTACATAGTCAAGATAATGTTGAGCATTATATAAATTCTTTGCAAAATGTTCATTATGCAAGACGTATTGTAAAACATTATAATTTTTTCAATAATAATGGTTTGCAAATACCTGGAGCAACAACTACTATAAAGTTTTATGATAAGCAAAAAGAATTTTTTGAACATGATTATAAGAAAGTTAAGAATGTAGCTGGTCAATGTGTTGCTGATAATCTTTTGACTTTATGTAAGGGGCTTCTTAGAATTGAGGTTTCTATAAGAAGTCGTAAGTTAAAACAGATTTTTAAAAATACTGTTTATCGAAAAGATTTGTATAAGCTCTTTAAGAAGACGTCTGATGAATTTGGTATTAAGAGTGTACAAGCTCAAAATGTGACTACTTTATTTGATAAAAACAAAGTAACCTTAAAAGACTTTCAGATTGATAAAATTAAAAAAATATGGGAAAGTGAGGTTTTGAAAGTGATAAAAGATAAAAACAATGTCGTGCTTGTAAATAAAGATAATTTAGTTTTAGATAGATTGAATGGTTTGTTTTCTTCTAAAAAAGTTAGTTCTTTATATGCTTTTTGGACTTTATTGAGTACCAGGGGCGAAACTTATGTAAGATCTGTTTATAAGAAAACTACTTTCTATCGATTACGTAAAGATTTAGTTGAAGCCGGAATAAGTTGGAAGGATACTAATATATATATACGTACTGAGCATAATGTTATAAATTTTGTTCCGTCTTTAGACAGCCCGTATTTATATGATTTGAATAAACCAAATACGGAAATGAAAGAGAAAATATACAATCTTTTGAGAGGTGCTTAATATGGATAAAAAAAATAATCTTTATTCTTATAGAAGTAGTGTAAGATTTTTAACACAAGAAAAATTAGCAAATGATATTGGCGTTTCTAGACAAACAATTATAAATTTAGAAAATGGTGTTTTTTATCCTTCTTTAGAATTAGCTTTTAAAATATCTAAATATTTTAATTGTAAGATAGAAGATATTTGGATTTTATAATCATGATAGTAAAATAAGTTTTACTATCTGCAGTATGTAAAAGTAATTATACAAATGACTAAAGGGGAAATTTTAATGTTAGTTCAAGACTTTCTTAATAATTGGTTAAGTACATATGGTAAACATAATTTGCGTGATACTACTTATAAGGAGTATCTACGGCATATTACTCAATATATTAATCCTCGTATTGGTAATGTTGAAATACAAGAATTAACTCCCTTGGAGCTTCAAGATTTTTTATACGACGTCCTTGAAAATGGTCGTCAGCGTGGAGATAATCAGCAACTTAATCCTAAAACTGTTATTCAAACACAAAGGATATTACATAAAGCTTTTTCAAATGCCGTTAAGCTTCAGATAATAAAAACAAATCCGGCTGATTTTGTGGACATACCTAAGAAGAAAAAATTTAAGTATAATATTCTTCTTGGTGACGAGCTTCGGGAGTTCATAAAAGCTTTTGAAGGCTTGCACATATATAATGCTGTGGTGCTTGCCTTGCTTCTCGGCCTGCGACGTGGTGAGCTTCTTGCCTTGACCTTTGAGGATATAAATTTTGAGGATAAATCTATTTATATAAACAAGTCTGTAGTCAATGGCCGTGATAGACAAGTTAAGCTTGATACAACCAAGACGGATGAAGAAAGGATTATAATTCTTTCTGATGATATGATTAAATTTCTTAAAGAAATTTATAAGGAAAATAACTATAATGTGAAGTCATGTGTAGTGCCGAATATGAATGGAAAAATGTATAATCCGGCAAGCTTTTCAAGGTTGTATACTTATAGCCGGGACAGCCGGAAGTTGCCGAAAGTTCGGTTTCATGATTTACGGCATATACATGCGACTATACTTTATAAAAGTGGTGTACAAGCTAAGGTAATACAAGAACGGCTTGGACATAGTAATATATCAACTACGCTTGATATATATACGCACCTCTTTAAGGAAGACCAGCAGCAGGCAGCAAACATAATTTCAAGAAATATTTTGAAATGAGGTTTAAAATATGGGAATTAAGATAATTCAAAATCCTCATAGTTTTTGCGGTGATAATTCGTCATTTATGGAATCTGAAACAAATCGTATTTGTGAGGAAATAGAAAAGAAAGGGTATTTTGTAAGGGAAATAAAGTACTTTTTTAATAAAAGTATGTTTATTGAGTACATCATAATTGAGTATATGACACTTCCATATTAGTCCTGGCTTTTCTATACGGATTTTTCATTGTTCAAAAAATATAAAAGAGACTTTTTTTAGAAGTCTCTTTTTTGTTGATATTTAGTGCCGCAGAAGGGACTTGAACCCCCACGGTGTTGCCACCAACGGATTTTGAGTTTTATAGATGAAAAAAATCTGGATTTTTGTTATTTTGAGCTTAAATCTTTAAATGTAAAATTAATTGTTCCATCATCTAAGATTTTGTAATTCATATTTATATCATTGAATATTTTTATTAATTCTATTCTATATTTATTGTATTCTATATTTAATTGATTGCTTGAAGCGTTTAATGAATTTATTAATTGATTATCATAATAATTAGTTTTCAATTCTAATGCTGTATCATATTTGTTTTTTAATAAATTTAATATTTTTATATTTAAATTATGCAAAGAACTTTCTAACTCTCTTGGTTTGTAGCTGTTAAGCTTATTAAGTGTTGAGTTTATATGGTTAATTTCTTCGTTTAGTTTATTTATATCGTAGTTATTGAAATTATTTTGGCTTAATATTTCTATGCTTGATGTAAACAGTTTTTCTGTTTGTTTTCCATAATCCTTTTGATATGTTCCAATTTCATATTGGTCTATTTCATTTTTTGTATAAATTATACTATTAATTAAATTCTTTGGTAATTTGCTTGTTTTTATTTCTCTGGAATTACTTTTACCTATTGGTATAATATCTAATATTAAAATTGTAATTAAAAAAATAATAAGTATTTTATATGTGTAAATTTCTTTATAAGGTTTATATTTAGAATAATCTGTGTCATCATAAAAAGAGTTTGAATTTCTATATGATATATTTTTTAGGCTTCTTTTAATTCTGTATTGTTTGTGAAAGTAGTCAATAAAAAGTAATGCAATGATTAGCAATATAATAATTTCTATCATGATATTCCCCTTATCATTTGAAATTTAAGAAAATGATTTTTCCCTTTTTTATTATGCTAAGCTTCTTTTGTTGTTTTGTAACTTTGTTCTTGCTCTGCAATTCTTTCTTCAATATAGTTTTCAACTTTTCCTTTATTGCGTTCTGTGAGTAATTTATATTTATTTAGCAAATTGATTTCTTCTTCTGAAAAATTATTTGTTTCTTCTTTCCCAGTTAGTAGATACGTTGGTGAAACTTTTGTATATTCGCAAATTCTATATATTATTTCTGATGACGGACTTGTTCCTTTTCCTTTCCAGTCACTTATAGTGCTTTGTTTTATTCCAACATAATCAGCCAAACCCTTTTGCGTAAGTCCTTTTTCTTTGAGAATTAGTATTATTCTTTCTCCTATTTTCATGCTCTTTCCCCTCAAAATAATTATAGAAATTTCGTATTATTGTATTGACTTATATCGAATATTCGTATATAATAAAAGTGAACACAAATTCGTACATAAAAAAAGTTACATGCTTCAATTATAGCACAAAAATAGGAAATGAAAAACAAATAAATTAAAAAGGGAGAAAAAACCGAATGAAAAAAGTAAGAGAAGAATTAAATAGGATTTCAAATGATAGGTTTCACAATAGAAAAATAAAATACGCTATAAATATTCGTAAGGATGAAATTACAATCTCAATTATACAGATATTTTTTGATGAAATAGAATGCGACGGAAGTTTGATTTTTTTATGGAATGATAACCAAATTGTTTGTTCTTTTAAAAAAGAAATATTTAAATTAAAATTTAATCATTATCAAGATTTTCCTAAAGAATGTATCATGATTCACTATGATTTTTATATATAGCAGGAGGCTTTCAAATGAAATGTGATTATATTAATGACCTTTGTGTCATGTACGATGATGACAATATTACCGAAGACGGTTTTTTAATAGTAACATCCTGTGCAGATTGTCCATATTGTTATGATGGTGGATATTAAAAATAAAAGAGGTATCTGATGAAAACAGATAGAAATGTACATAAAACAATGCGAATACCTGAAAAGCTTGTTCAGTTTATCGAAAACTTTCCCGGTGATAGCTTTAACGATAAAGTGAACAACCTTTTAGAATTTTATTCAAGTCAAGATGCCGAATATCGAAAAGAAATCCGGCGCTTAGATGCAGAAATAAAACATCGTCAAGAGCTCCTTGAAGATTTTGGCAAAGAGCTCCAGCGATACAAGGACCTTTTAAAGTTGTAGTAATAAGACCTTAAAACTGATAGAAAAAAGGGTTTATTCTTATCCTAAAAAGAATTTTCAGTTTTTATATAGGTAAGGTTTCCGGATATAGCCTTAAAAATCCGGTTAAAAAAATAAAAAGGGAGAGAAAACCAATGTTAAATGTATTAAAACAACACTCAATTGATTTGAACGGCAATAAGCTTGACTTATTCTATACAAATGTTTCAAGAAGTCAGCTGTCCGGCAAATATTCATATCGTATCAACGATATAGAAGTTTTTACATCAAATCAGCTTTTAGAAAATGATTTTACAGTAAGAAAACTATCTATTAAAGATTTGTTTTGGATGAATCTTTATGATTTTGAAGATTTCATTGGCAGGATTGCAATGTTAATAGCAATTCCTGTTGTAGGAATATTATTTTTATCACTTGTAATTATATTATTTAAAGCAGCGTTATTTGGAGCCATAAATGCGGCTTAAAAATAAAATAAAAAAAGAAAAGGGAGAAAAACCATGGAAAAAATAACAATCTTACACGCAAAGACTTACAATTTTACAGACGATAAATCAGGAAAATCTATAAGCGGATTAAAATTAGCTTATATATTAAACGATGATTTCGAGCCGCTAAAAATTGATGATAATGAAAGAGGCTATGGATTTGTAGAATCCACTATGCCTTTAGAGTTAGCAACCAAAATAATGGCAGTCCCCGGTGTTTACGAAGCAAAATTTGTGAATACCACAAATGCAAAAAAGCAAATAGTTCAAAAGCCTGTAGACCTGACATTCATTTGTACCGTGCCTGAACTATTCGGACAAGCCAAAGCCACCACCTCCGCAGCTAAATAGACAACGTGCCATGCTCCCCCCAGCATGGCATTGTTGCAAAAACTAAGGATTGAACACAATTGGCAGCCGCTGCAGCTCATAAAATGTGTTCAAAAATACTTTGATAATCAAAGGTGCACCAAAAATAGGGGTTGAGCCAAAGGCTCAAGAGGGGCAGCGCCCCTATAAAGCCAGGGGACAGACCAAGAAAAACGAAGAGTCTCCCCCTATAGCCGGGGGTGGAACTCCCCGGCACATAACCCCAGTAACGGCAGTGAGCAGCCGAAGAAACTGTCCGTTACAATATAGCAGGTCAAAGACAAGAACACGTCTGACCTGCGACCACTAAGCGTACCACCATAAGAGAAACCCAATACATATATCAAACAAAAACATAAAACACAAAAAAACAACTGTGCTCCGTGTAACCATAAGATAAGTCGAGGTTAGGCACTGGTTAAGACTAAGCTTAATAGGCGACCCCTTATTAAAAAAAAGAAAACAGCTGCCTGCCATGCGCAAGCAGGCAGGCAGCAACCTTTAAAAGGAACTAATCAAAAACAATCCCTAACCTACAAAAACATAATTCGGAGCACAAAAAGGTTTTCGCTTTACCGAATGTAAAGCACCGCGGGGTAAGGGCTGGGAAGCGGAACAGGGACATTGAGAAGCAAAGACTTCTCATGGTGTAGGAGATAAAAAGAGGAAAGGCATCGGGAATAAATACAAAAAGAGTTCCTCTTTAAAAATAGAGGAGAAAAACTATGATAGATTTTAAAAAATACGCCGTAGAAAAAGCAATTCAAGCAAAATGCACCAAATGTCAAGATGTACCATTTTGCAAACTAACAGATATGTACAGGCAATTAGAAAAACCAACATCAAAAAACATATCTCAACTCAAAAGCTGCCTGTTCTATAAGCCACAATAACGGAGGAAACCCATGTTAGCACAAATT